AATCAGCGGCGTCCGGCCTGGGACTGGGTGAAAGACCTGCTCACCGAGGGCAATGCGGCGCTCTATCCCTCCCGGGGCCTGCTCAAATACGTCATTGACCGTCCCCGCAGTCCGGTCACGGCCTACCTCGGGCCGGGCAATCTGGTGGCCGAGTCGCAGACCAGCACCATTGGCGCCACCGGCCCGCCACCCAATACGGTCCGGGGGGAGTTTGCTGACGCGGCGCAGAATTACCGGCTCGCCTTGATCGAGGTCGTGGCCAGCGATATCGGCAGTGAACTCCTCAACGAGCAGACCACCTCGCTCAAAACCGTGACGCGGGAGAGCCAGGCCATTCGCGTCCTGGCCTATGGCCTCAAAAAGACCCGCCTGGCCCTCCGGCGCTATAGCTGGAAGAGTCCCCTGGCCGCCTTGCCCTCGGAGCCCTTTGATGTGGTGCGCCTGGGCTACCACACGCCAGCACGGCGGCACGGCTATAGTGGCTACCTCCAGGCCGGATCGACCGCGCTCCTGCTGGTCTTGGACCAGGCCGTGCCCCTGGTCGCGGGGACCACCTATGAGGTCCTGGTCAATATCCAGCGCCTGAATCTCCCGCTGGTGCGCACCTTTATCGCCACCGCGACGCGGGCGCAGGTGACCATCGCCATTGCCCCGGCACTGGGCGCCGTGCCCGAGCCGGGCGATCTCTATGGCATCGGGGTCCTGGGCGCGGCCATGGTGACCGTCCTGCTCGATCACGTCGCCATGGACGAGACGGCGACCACCCTGACGCTGGCCGGGGCCGAATATCGCCCCGACATCTATGACACCGCCGGGACCGGCGTGCTGCCGCAGACGCAGACCGCCTTTCATGACTTCCCGGCCCTGTATGCCGAGGACATCACGACGCGCTATCACGCCTCCTATCGCAGTACGCCGGTGAGTGGGCAGCGTGAGGCGACCGACCCGTGGCCGGGAGCGCAGCTCTACCGCTCGCAGGACCCGGTGGATGAGGACTATCTCCTCGATACGCAGGGCGCGCCGCTGCCCTGTATGGGCACGGCCCTCACGGCGCTTCCGGCCGCGCCGGCGCAGACCACCGACTTCGTGAGTACGGTGGACGTGACGGTGAGCGGCGGCATCCTGACCAGTATCACGCCGGGCGAGTTGCAGATGGGCTTTAACGCGCTGCTCCTGGGCACGGAACTGCTCAATTTTCGCATTGCCGAGGATCTGGGCGGTGACACGTATCGCCTGCGCCAGTTGCGCCGGGGGCGCCGCGGCACCGAGGTGCAGGTCGGCACGCATCAGAGCGGGGAGCGCTGCCTGCTGATCGGCACGGGGGTGTTTACCCGCGACATGCTGGCGCAGGAGCGCAGCCGCACGCGCAACTGGAAAAGCCCCACCATCGGGGAGGACGTGACGCAGGTGGCGCCGGCGCCGTATGCCGCGCCGTCCCTGAATCTGGTGCCGTGGACGGTGGGCAGTGCGCGGGGCGTGCAGCTCAGTGATGGGACCTGGCGCCTGAGTTGGCGCGGGCGCGCACGCTTCTGGGGCGAGTGGGTGGACGGAGAAGAGGCCACGCCCGACGCGGATTTTGTCCATTACCTGCTGACGATCTACCAGGACGCCACGCGGGCGCAGGTGGTGCATCAGGTGGCACTGGGGCAGGGGCTGGCGTACCAGACCCCGGCGACGTTCATGTATAGCGCCGCCCAGCAGCAGAGCGATTTTGGGAGCGTGCAGACGACGCTGTACTGGGACTGCGTGCAGGTCGGTCTGGATGGGACGAGTGCGCCGCTGCTCCTCGTCTCTCAAGCCGGAGAAGGGACTTAGTCTAGATGTTTCCACGTGCTACGGTGGACAATGAGACAAATTTGATCGGTCGCATCTGGCGGACAAATTGTCCGTAGCCTGTCTTTGAGTCGAGGGCTCCTGTCCAGAGCCAACAAGCCTGGGGATCATCGCGATGTGTGACATGGCTCCAAAAGCGATCAGCAAGCAAACGTGGGCGCGGCATGCTCAACCTCCTGATGTTGAGAAAGGTTCCTGAGTGTGTGTGTAGCAACCTTGTCAGGAAGCAAGGCTTTCATGACTTCTGATCAGGAAATCACTAGCTACACGAATGAACAGTATAACTATAACAGTATAACTATAAAAGACTCTCAGAAGACAGTCTTTTATCGAAGGGTGGTGATTGCGGGTGCCAGTTTCAGAATTTAGAAGTATAGAAAGTATGGATATAGGATCACTCGGCAAAAGAGACTATATTTAACGATGCGATCAATAACCTGTCTCGGGGCATTTCGGGCTACCTGGCCATTCCCCTGGGCGGACTCAGCACGCTCGACCTCGCCAGTGACACCGAGGACTTGAGCCTCTACGCGGTGTTGCGCTTTACCGGCGTGTTGACGGCGCCCTGTATCGTCACCGCGCCGTCGCGGGCGCGGGTCTATATTCTCGACAACCAGACCACCGGGGCCTTCGATGTGACCTTCAAAACCTCCAGCGGGGCGGGCGTGACGCTGCCTCAGGGCACGCGAGCGCTGTACTACTCCGATAGCACGGAGGTCTACGTCGTCGCCGGGGCCGGGGCCGGAGGCAGTGGGCTGGTCGTGGCCAGCGCCAGCGGCACCTGGAATTGGGACACGGCGACATCGGGCGCCCCAGCCAGTGGCCGTCTGGCCATCAATACTGCAGGGGTCACGGCGGCCACCGAACTCCGGGCGCATATCGTCGGCAGTGATGGCGTGGACCGGGAAACGCTGTACCGCTCGCTGGCCTCGCAGGACGAACTGTACCTGCAAGACCAGACGACCAGTGCGAATACCGTGCGCTATCGGCTGACCGCCGCTGGGAGCGATCAGGGCGTGTGGTGGTCGTTCCCGGTCGTCTGGGTGGCGAACAGCGGCGTGGCCTTTGCCCTCAACCAGCCGATCACCGTGGTGTTCAGTCTCTCGACCAGCCTGCCCCGGGCGACGACGACGCAGGCGGGGATTACCGTGCTGGCCGACAATGCGCTCGCCATCGCCGGGCTCGACGACACCACCGCCATTACCCCCGTCAGTCTGCAGGCCAAATGGGCCACGCTGCCCCCGCTGCCCGTGCAGGCCACGACCAGCGTGGCCGGGATCGCGCCGCTTGCCACCACGACCGAGGGCGCGACGGGCACTGACAATACCAAGATCATGACGCCGCTCACCGTGCAAGCCAAGATCAACGCCATCCCCCTGGCCACCGAAAGCGTCGTCGGGCTCTCGGAGCGGGCCACCACGCAGGAAAGCATTGATGGCGTCGATACCACGCGCTTTGTCACGCCCGCGGCGCTGCAAGCCAAGATCAACACCCTCCCTGGCGCCCCCCTGAGTGGCACGCCCCTCAGCCTGGCGCGGTACGCCGCCTCTGGCACGGCGCTGGAGACGGCGCCCGGCGTGCTCACCAGCAGTAGCGGCACGCTCAGCGTGGGGGCGGCGGCGGCCCCGACGGACGTCATGTTGACGGTGCAGAGCGCCGTCAATCTCGCCACGACCAAACTCCTGGCGATGACCACGAGCACGTCCAATCTGGGCACGGCGCAGACCCTGCTGCGGCGCAGCAGCGGCGACATGATCGACCATTTTGGGGTGGGACTCAATTTTGCCATTGAAGATACCGCGGCCGTCGAAAACTTGCTGGGCCAGGTCGGGATGAAGCGCCAGGGGGCCGACAATAGCGGCCGCCTGATGATCCGCACGGCAAACGCCGGGACGCTGCCGGCGGCCACCGGCCCGGGCGCCCTCGCCGTCGATCCCGTCGGCAACGTCAGCGTCAACAGCGACCTCCTGGCCTCGGGCGGCGCCAACCTGCTGGGGCTCGGCCCCGCCACCGCCCCGACGAGTAGTGTGGCCGATACGGTGCTGCTCTATGCGGCCGATCGCGGGGCCACCGCCGGCAAGGGCAGTCTGCACGTGCGCACGGAAGATGGCACCAGTCATGTGCTGGGCGACCTCAGCGGCATTGGCACGACGCTCACGGCCACGCTGGGCAGTGGCGCTTCATACAGAACGCTGACCGTCAACGGCTCGCTGCTCACGGTAGGGCAGTCCTCGGTGCAAGAGCGGGCGCAAGCCCTCATCGCCTCGTCGTTCGTCGTGTCCACGGACGCGACCCGCACGGCACGGGTGACGCTCTCGGTGTACGATGCGACCGCCGCACGGGAAGGCGTGCGCATCGAAACCTCAGGCACAGCCCCCATGCTGGGGTTTTTTGGGCAGCCGGCCGTCGTCCGCCAGACGCTTGCGGCCGCGGCGACGGATGCCACGACCACCCAGGCGCTGGCGAATAGTCTGCGCACAGCGCTGATCAATCTCGGGCTGGGGGCCTAGCACGATGCGAGAGATACGTCTTTGAAAGGACATTCATTATGGCATCCGGAAGCGATTTTGTGACCACGTATCGCCAGGCGACGACGCGCTGGCTCACCGCCCTGGAGGACCTGCTGGCGCTGAAAAGCCAGTACACCGCCTTAGACCTTGGCTCGACCTTGACGGAGGAGGATTTTGCCGGGGCCAACAGCGACCTGGACGCCGCCGACATTGCGGCCGGCGTGACCAGCGTGGACGCCATCAACGCCCTGTTTATCACGGGGCATAATACCGTGCTCTACACCTTAAAACAGTAGGGAGCCCGCCATGCGGTATTGGTGTTAACCGCGCGATTTCTTCCCTGGAGAGATGGTGAGTAAAAGCGGCTGCACTGGAACTAGCGGCTCCTTGTTGTATTTGCGACTGTTACAGGATTGGCAGGCGGGAACAATATTGGCCACCGTATGCGATCCTTGTTTGGACAGTGGCGTGATGTGGTCTTTTGTGAGCCGCTGCACCTTGCGGCCACAATAGACACACCGATGGCCATAATGGGCTTTGATCTCTTGCCACTGCGACTCTGTTAAATCATTCACTGGAGCAGAAAGCCTTGCTGCACGATATTGAGCGTTTTTCTCCGCCATGCGTTCAGGATGGGCCTTCCAATAGGCTTTACTCTTTGCAAGCAGCATGTGGCGATTCTGTGCATAATACTTGCGGCTTTTCTCCCGATACTTTGGTTTATTGTCCTGATATTCCTGTTTGCGTGCGGCTCTACGTGCCGCATTATAGTGCTTGTAGTATTCCTGAAATTCTTCGGCATATTTTTGGACATACTCTTTTTCATAGGCACGCAGTTCTTCACGATGTTCCAAACGATACTGGCGGTTTTGCTCAAGCCTTTTTTCGCGATGTTCTTGGTTATACGCACGCCAATAGGCTAACAATTTTTCGCGATGTTCTTTGGTATACGCCTCATAATACGCCCGAAGTTTTTCGCGATTTGCCGCAACATAGGCACGGCGTTCTTCCCGGTGTGTCTCGTGGTAGACCCGCTGTATGGCGCGTATTCTCTCAGCATTTTTCTTGCGGTAGATTTGATCATAGAGACGTTTCTTTTCACGATCTTGCGGCATGTCCAACTCCTGTGGTTGGGCCTGTGTGGTAGCACGGAAACTCCCCAGGTAGGAGCTTGTTGGGTTGCAATCCCTATCCGTGCCGCATGGAAGTATACGGCACAAATAATTGTACCACAAAAACCTTACATGGTCATATAAATGAATAGGTTATATTGCATTTTTTGTAAGAAATGGCTCTCCGGCCCCGACGTCTGCGAGGTGCTGCCGGCGGGGACACTGTGGCCGGTCGGCTGTGCGCTGTGCACGGAGTGCTGCCCACACGCGCTGCACGGCATTCCGACGGACCGGCAGGCGGCGTGACGCATGGAGCTGCCGGCGGCGACCAATGGGCGGGGATGGATCGGCATTATCTGGACCGTGCTGCAATCGGCCTCGCCGATTACGGTCGCCCTGGTGCTCGTCCTGTGGTACCTGTCCATCCGCTGGATGACCGCCGAGATTGCCCGTGTCCACACCATCAACCAGCAACTCTGGGGGCAACTCCAGACGGCGCAGCAAGCCCAGACCGACCTGGCCTGGCGTTGTTATTACGACACGCCACGCAGCCAGCCCAAACGGGAGGAATAAAGGAAACCCCCTATGCGCACGGCCTCCGTCCTGCTCCTGCTTGCCCTCTGTGCTCCCGTGCGAGCCGCCACCTATCACGTCGCCCCCTCAGGCAGCGACGCGACCCCCTGCGCCACGGCCACCAGTGCGAGTACGCCGCGTCAGACCCTCAACGGGGGACTCGCCTGCCTGGCCGGCGGGGACACGCTGCTGGTGGCGACTGGCACCTATCTCGAACTGCTCGTGGCCGGACCGGGGGGCGCGGACGTGGTGCGCCCGGTGCAGCCGAATGTGATCCCCATTCCCAACGGTCTCTCGGCCAGTCAGCCCACCACCATTCGCGCCGCGGACGGGGCCGCGGTGTGGCTGAAACCCACCGTGACCTATCCCGGCGGGGGCGGCATTGTGACGACGCTGCCCGGGGCGCAGTATCTCGCGTTTCGTGGCCTCCATCTCGATGGCCAGGACCAGCATGAGCAAGCCCTCTGGCTCAAAGGGTCCCACATCACCTACAGTCATGCCGAGATCACCCGCAGCAAATACCATTGCGTCTCGTCGCAAACCGACAGCGACGCCGTGACCTTCTCGCATCTCCACATCCACCATTGCGGGCTGGCCTCGACCATGACGCCGCCACCGCATGGCATGTACCTCTGTGGGACCAACAAGGTGGTGGAATATTCCTCCATCCATCACACCAACAATCGGGGCATTCAGCTCTCCTGTGAGCAGGGCGGCATTAGCGGCGGACGGCTGCGCTTGAACCGCATTGCGGACGTGAAATACGGCATCCAACTGCAGGGGAATGACAATGAGACCCACGATAACGTGATTGAGCGCGTCGGCATGGGGATCTGGATTGGCGGCGGGAATGGCGGGATCATTCGCAATAACACGATCTATCAGTATCAGCCGGTGCTCTCCGATACGTATGGCATCCTCGCGGCGTCGAGTAGCGGCCCGGTGCTCCGCGACAATATCCTGATGCAGATGGAGGTGGTCAGCAGCACCAGTTACAACCGCTACATCTACTCGACGGGATCGGCCCCGCAGATGAGCGGCCAGATGTTTGACGTGCAGCCGGCGGGCGGCCTGCAGCCGCAGTTTGTGGCCACGGCCGCGGCGGTGTTTGTGGATGCCCCGGGGGGCGATTTCCGCTTGAAGGCGGGCTCGCCGGCAATTGGTGTAGGGCACAATGGAGGGAACCTGGGGGCGTCGATTCCTGACGCCCCCGATCCACCCGATCCGCCTGATCCGCCGCAGCCCCCGGACCTGCCGCCCCTGGTGCTGGAGTATTCGGTAAGCGACGGGGGCTGGCAGTTCGCGGAAGAGCTGGCCTCGCGCTCCAGGGATATCTGCATGCGGCTCACGCGTGGACCCGTGCGGGTGTGGCAGGTGTGTGGCTTTGCGCCTGGAGCGGTGCAGTAAGGAGTGTTTTTTGAATATCATAGGATTGATTATCCTGCTGGTAATCGTTGGGGCAGCCCTGTATCTGCTGCAACTGGTTCCCATGGACCCGACGATCAAAACGGTCATCAAAGTGATTATCATCGTCGTGCTGATTGTGTACACGATTATCTTTCTGGCCGGGCTGGCCGGGCTCTGGCCGGGCTGGCCGGGCCTGCGCACGCGCTAGGAGTCCCGTATGTTGCACGTCGGCGTCGAGGACGGTGGCAGTGCCCAGCAGTGCATGGTGTGCCCGCTCGCCCGCACGGAGCCGCCCGCCGCGCTGTACGTGCTTCTATGGGAGCGCGACATGCATCCACTGACGGGGGCCGCCGCCCAGGCCGACCGCCGGTTTCTCGGTGGGATGGTGCGGCTCTGCTGGGAGCATCTGGACGAACTGGCCATCCTCATGGCGGAGGTGCTGTAAGTGCTTGCCGACATCCCCACGACCTTTCGCTGCGACATCTGCACGCTGCGGCACGATCGCGAGCGGCTGTGCTGGACGGTGCTCCGGGCGGATCGCTGCGCGTGCGTGGCGTGTTGCGGCTGTGCGGACCATGCGCTGGCGGACGCCGATCCCGGAGGGACCGTGGTGTGGCCGTGGAGCGGACTCTGCCCCTCCTGAATGGCTCGCCCCCCAGGCTCTTGCACCGCCTGGGCGTCCGCCTGGCGGGAGACTGCGCCGCTGGGCGGCAGGGCGGGCTTGACGTGCAGGGGCATCCTTCCGTAGGATGGGGCGTAAGGATGGGGGTAGTAGCCCATCCCCCGCTCAAGGCCTGTTGGTATGTCGCCCTGGTGTCGCCCCATCGACCGATACCAGGGCGGTCGTGCGTTCAGGGCTCGTGCGCCTCGGTGGCGTCCTCGGGGGCGTCCTCGGGGGCGGTGAGGAGTGCACCGAGCTGCACCACGGCGTCAAACAGCGGCGCCGTGAGCACATGGTACGTTTGTTCCCACTGATAGCGCTGCAGATCGCTCTCCCATACCAGTATCCCCAGGGGGCAGACCCGCCGGGACCGATACGCCAGGGCTTCGACACGGATGCGCGGTTCGACCTGCCGCGTCCGCGGCCACGGGGAGGCGACCCACTCCCCGCCACTGGTGCGGATCTGGACCTCAGGCGCCGCGCTCATTCTCCCCCTCCCCCGCGGCCGGCGGCTCCCCCGCGGCGGCTGGCCTGGGCGCGAACCCGAGACGAAGCGCCAGCCAGGCGAGCGCCGCCTGCACGAGCGTGTCGCCATACGCGGCCGTCCCTTCTGCGGCAACGATCCACTGTCCGGCCTGGAACGCAATCTGCAGGTCGGCTTGCAGCGCGATGGCATTGTGGTCCCCGCCCAGATCCCCCAGGGTAAAGCAGAGCCGCCGTCGTGCAGGCGCGGGCTCCCATCGTTCCCTGAGACTTGAGTCGTTCCCATGGTCCATGGTATCCTCCTCGCGCGCCTGGCCCACTACCACCAGGCGTCTCAGTGTGTCCGTCCGCGATCCCCGCCGGGCGTTCCCTTCCCGGCGGGGACTGCATACCCTCACCTGAGGACTTCCAGGGCGTCGTCAAGATCTTCGGGTCTCCAGAGATACACGTCCGGCCGCTGCGTCACCCCTCCCAGGGCATGCAGCCAGCCCTGTTGCGCCGGGGTCACCGTGCCGGTGGCACTTTTGAGCTCACAATACACTAATCTCGTCCCACGTACGGCCGTCAGGTCCGGATACCCAGCCGGGCTATGGACACTGGTCCAGGGGTGGAACCAGGTCCAGCCGAACAGGGTCAGGGCGTCGGTCACGGCGCGCTGGAGTTCGCGCTCAGTCATCAGGTTGGCTCCTTCGCTTCGAGGCGGCCGGCAAACCAGCCGGACAGGGGGCTCCCCCTGCGGGCTCTGCCGATCATCCAGCGCTGCGCCACTTCGAGGGTGACGCTCCAGGTATCGCGGGAGAGCACGAGCCAGGCGCCGAGCAGCGGCGTGCGCCGTTCGGACGCGACAGCTTCCCAGAGCTGCAGCATGCGGCGGTGTTGTTCTGGGGTCAGCAGCGTCTCCCTCTCGCGTTGCAACGGCTTCTCGGTCATGGCACGGCCCTCCGGCGGGGGCCAAAGCCTTTGCGGTACGGACCACTCGGCCGCCCGGCGGGGCGTTCCGGGAGCGTCGTAGGCTGGCCCCGGTGCTGGGCGTTATAGGTGCGACAGGCCGGGCACAGGCGCACGTCGGGGCCACAGTGGCACGCGCGCAAACACGACGCGCAGGTGACACGTTCGCGGTCGAAGCTGCCCAGGCTGGCGTCGGCGGCGCCACAGGCCACGGTGCTGGCGGGGAGGTCGTTGGCGTGTGTCAGCAGGTGGATGGGGCTCGGCATGGCGTCAGGTCTCCTTTCCAGGACACAGGTGGACGGGATAGGCGCTGCTGGTCTCGGCCCGGTAGTGCACGTTATCGGCCTGCAGAATCAGATGATACGTGCGCACCGCGATGTCAATGGCCACGCGCCGGCCGTCGGAGATGGTCGCATACACAACCCGGTGCTGGCAGGTCGGGCACAGCGTTGTTTGCGCCTCAGGCACCCGGCGTGGCATACGGCAACTCCTCCTGCTGGGGTTCACGGGCCAACGCGCGCAAGGTGCGCAGCACGCTCGCCATGGTGAACAGGTCGTGCTGCGCCTGCGGTGGGGTCATCTTGCCCTGCTGGACCAGGCGCGGGGAGACGTTGTGGCGCAGGCGCAGCTCGCGCTCGATGCAGGCGATCTGGGCGGCGAGATCGGGGGTCATGCCTCATCCTCCACGTCGTCGTCGAGGTCCTCCCACCACAAGGGCGCATCAGGGTCGTCCATCACCAAGCGCGGGATCGGGGGAGCCTCCCCGAACCGTTCTTGCATATAGTGGTAGAGGGCTTCGATGACCTGATGATCTTTCGTCTCTTGCTTGATCCGCATGCCCAGGTTGTATTTCGTATCCGCATAATCCCACAGCGAAATCTGGCGCCAGATGCGATCCCCGTGGTCATACTTCTGCGTGGGGCCTGCGACAGGCAACCCGGTGGGCGTTTTGCGGCTGAGTACCTGCTGGCATTGGCGTTTCGCCGCCGCAAACGCCATGTTGTGCCGTTCTTCCTCGCTCCAGACGCCTTCATCCCAACAATAATGCGTCAGGCGATCCAGGCTGAGCGCTCCATCGTACTTCTGGTAAATGGCCCAAATGTCATCCTGCCGTGATCGTGATGGCATAGCGTGCCTGCCTTTCTGTCTGATGGGTTTTGACGCGGACGGCGATCTGGCGCCAGCGTGCCTGCACCTCCTCCAACAGCGCATCAATGGCGTCGAGGTCCTCGGTCCAGGGCTCTTCCTTGAACTTCTCCCGCCAGTTCTTGCGTTGGTAGTCGCGAAGCGCCTTCGTCTCCGCAATGAGCTTATTGGCATAGCTCAGCTGCGGGTCAGGCTCAGGCGGGATACGTGCCGCCAGCGTTTTGGCGTCCGAGCGGTCACGCGGATCACTACTGGCCTGCAAGCGATAAATCCCCTGCCGTGCCTCACGCGGCATCGCCTCCAGATTCTTGAGCATCGCCAAGCCATCCGTGGCAGGAATGAAGGGTTGATCGAGCAAGGCATTGAGGGCCGCGTGCTCGTCTTGCGGCACGGTCCCGAGGACCTCGATGGCTTCGAGCACCTGATAGGGTTTCCAGCCCTCGCGGCGCATGAAGGGTTGGGAGATGACGGCATGCTCCTGCACCAATTTGCCGGTCGCGGTCACCTGCTGCTTCGTGATACGCCCCTGGTCGCGGTCCTGGCGGCGCAGCACGGTCTCGCGAATGTCCTGGCGTACCTGGGATTCGAGGGTGTCGAGGGCGGTGGCGAATTTACTATCGTTCTGAATAGTGGCCGGAGACACGCGATATTCTTGAGCAAGGCGTGCCTCTGTACGGCCAGAAACGTTGTCATTTTTACTACGTTTTTCAGGCCGTCCGTCCTGTCGTTTTTCACTCTGATACCGCTTCCCCCTGAGGTAACTCTTCTGCTCCTCCGTGAGATTCCGCCTGCCCAACTGGTTCGCAATGATCCAGTTAATGGCTTCCTCACGGCTCTCGATCTGCCCGTGATAGTGCAGCGCGAAGGGGATCTGGTGCTGCTGGCAGAGCGTATAGCGGTTGTGTCCATCAAGCAGGATGGGTTCCAGCTCCTCCTCATTAATCGGCATGCGGCACGTCGTACAGAGCCAGAAATACTCCGCATCCGCGTCCTCCTCATGGAAGGGATGCCGGGCAAAAAAGTTCTCAATCGGCTGTTCCGCCTCGCATGTTTCACACCAGGCGTGCTCCGTCGGCAGCCAGACCACCAGTGGGTCGCGACAGCCTTCGGCGAGCAAGCTCGCTGCTAATTGCTCCCGCTCCTCTGGGAGCAAGGGCGGACAGAGCGCCTGAAATTCCGGGTCAATGATCAGGCTCATGCGCTCGCCTCCTCCGGTCGCCCTTCCGACCGATCAAACAACAACGCCACCGCCTCCCGCGCCGCCTCCCGTCCCACCGGCTGCGGATCTGCGGCCTCCTCCTGCGCCAGCACCTCAGGCCCCGGCATCGCCAGCGCGCCGGTCTGCGGATCGAACGCCACCGCCTGCTTCGGCTCCCGCTCGTCGACCTCCGGCAGCCCCAACCCGCACAGCGCCAGCGTACAGCGGCGCTTCGCCTTGCTCTCGGCGCGGTGCAGCGCGTCGGCCAGCTCCTTGCCACTGAGCAGTTGCAGCACCGGCTCGCCGTCCGCCGTCTTCGCTTCCTGAAAATAGCGCTTGCCGCTGTCGGTGGTTTTCCAGGTGCCCTTCACTTTGGTGATGGGGACAATCCCCTGGGCTTGCTCGATCCGGCCGTCCGGCGTGCTGGCTTCCACGGTGACGATATACAGGCCATCGTCCGTCCGTTCCCGACTCAGGACGCGCATCGACACGCGGTGCAACTTGCGGAGCTGCTCGGCACACTCGCGCGTGGCATACCACACCATCTCCCCATTCTCGGCTTTGAGCACGATGAAGGGCCGGGTCAACGGATTCAGGCCACTGCTGTGACACAGCGCCAGGTAATACTGGATGCGCGTCGTGGCATCCATCTTCGACAGGTCGCCGACCGTCAAGGCCGTTTCAATGGCCTTCGGGTCGATCTCCGGGAGGTAGGGGACCAGGGCATCACTCATGGGGAGCCTCCTCTTAAAAGGGCAGGGGATCATCGGGGTCGAAGGTAAAATCATCGTCACCCCCCTCTGGAGAGGGAGGTCTATCCGAAACAGCGAAACAAGCCTTATCTGATGCGCCGAAAGCAGTTTTTCTCTCCGAAACATCTGGGGGGGATGTTTCGCTTTGAACATCGTTCTGAGTGGCGTCGTTGCTTGCTTGTTTCGTTGTTTCGCTTTGAAAGGGGGCATCAGGGGAGAGGTAACGGGAAAAAGCGTCGACACACTCGTCCAGGTCATAGCCTTTGACGTTCCCCTCTTTGGCACGCACTTGTTTCGAATGGATCCCAAACGCTTTCAGCAGTCCGGCAATCTGGCGCACGGTGATCGGTTTCTGCTGCTTCCCGTACACCGCCCAGGGCCGCTCCTCCTGGAGTTTGAGCCACTCGGCAAGGGCCTGTGAGCCGATTTTGTCCGTATGCAGCGCCTGGAAATACTGCCGGAGATCGCTCAGGAGGAGTTCCCCCATCCCTGCGTCGTCCTCCTCGCCTCCACCCAGCACCGCGATCGCGTCTTCCGTCTTCTGCCGCCAGTTGCCCCCCGCCTGGTCGGCCAGGGCCAGCAGCGGCGCCCAGTTATCGGCGGCGCGATCACTCGCCAGCTCGGGCACCACGGGATCCGCCAGGGCCAGCGCCGCCGCATGGTCGGTCCCCCAGCGCACACACTGCCGGCACAGGTCGGCGTACCGAGTCACATCCCGCTCGCGCCACTTGGTCACGCGCTCGGCCTTCGTCTTGCGGGCCATCGCCAGGACAATCGACCGATCCCGGATGGTCTCGGGCAGGTGGCCAATCCCCGCCAGCATCTTGGGCGTCCAGGTCGAAAACAGGCGCGGCTCGTGCTCTTCCCCGACGGTGCGCAAGACGTAGGCGGTGCGCTTCGTATGGCCACTATTGAGGATGCCGCGGAGATCCTCATTCTCGCGCACAAACGTTTCGGCTTCGTCGACCAGCAGCGTCGGATGGACCAGTTCGATCAGCCGAAACATGGCGGCGGGCGTGGCATTACTGACGAGGACCGGGACATGCGTGAGCGCGCTCGCCACCATCAGCACGGTCGATTTGCCGCAGCGTTTTTGCGGCGACGTGAGCGTGAGATAGGGCGACACATCGAAGGCATCGAAGACGTAGGTATGCAGCGTCCAGAGCGCCAGCACCGTGCTGCCGCCGTCCGGGAGCACCAGGTAGCGGGTATAGACCTGGGCGAGGTGCGCCAGCAAGGCATCGCCATCGACCGCCTCGGGCCAGGGCTCGACGGCGGGGAGGGTGAACGCCTGCCCGGCCTGGCCACGGTCAGGGGCCGTCTTCATGCTGCGCAACAGCGCTTCGATGGCATAGGCCAGGCGCGGCAGCGCGGCACGGATCAGCGCGGCGGGCAGGCCCGAGAGCGCCACCACTTCGTCAATAAACTGTTGCTGCTGTTTGGGATTCCCCATGGTCACCGTCTGCTGATATTGCGGCTCGCCGTTCACCACCCACAGGGTGGCGCGTAAGCCGCCGTCCGAGCGCCCGGCTTCGGAGGCCAGCAGATCCCAGCCGTTGGCCAACGGTTCTTGTGGCGGCGTCGGGCGTAACGGTTTTAATGCCATTTGGGGACCTCGCTGGCTGGCATAGTGGGAATGCGACACCACCGGGGATCGCGGACATGGGGCTGCCACGGCTCGGGCGTGCCACTGGCCAACCAGGCGGAGAGCGCGCCGGCGGCCATGAGTCCCCCGGGGGGGCCAGGCGGCAGATAGTTCCAGCGCACCCCGGCGAGACGGAGGTGTTCACGAAGCTGACTGCCCTCGGGGAACAGCCCATGCGGAATATGGAGCAGCACGCCACCAAGCGTCTCAGGCGCGGTATACGCGGCCTCGAAGGCCGCCTCCTCGTCCCACACCTCGACGGGGAGTCCGTCACGCTGGGCGATCCAGCGCAGGGTATGGAGCAGTCGGGCGCTCGGATGCACCGGCTGGGCGAGGAGGAGGATCTCGCGCATCAGGGACTCCTCTGCTGCAGGCGCTCCCGCACGGTGAGCAGTGCTTGCGTCAGCGCCGTCGCCACCGGGCTGTCCCCTCCCCAGCGGTCGGGATGACAAACAGTGAGCAGGCGCGTCAGTTCCCGCACCAGGAAGGCCGTGTCGGGCAGAGGACGCTTCTGCCGGCGCAGGTGCCGCACTTCGGCGAGGAGTTGCTCGTACCCCACCTGCAGCGTGTCGCGCTCGCGGGTGACCTGACGGAGCTGCTGCTGCAAGGTCGCCAGCTCGGTGCCGGCCGGCCCTGGACGGTGATCCAGGGGCGGGTCGGAATCGTCGACGGGCACCGTGCCGCGACAGCGAGGGTAGGCCGGACAGCCCCAGAAGGGCCGGCCGCTGGCGCGGTTGTGGCGCTGGGTCATGCGCGTCCCACAGCGGGGGCAGTGGGGTGTCATGGAGTGGGGTCCTCGGATGGGGCGACCTGCTGCTGGTCACGGGCCAAACGTCGGTGCACCTCCTGCACGAACCACTCCCAGCACGCTTGTTGTTGTGGCGTCATGGTCCGCTCGGGGTCAATGCATACGGTGATCGGCAGCGTTTCTGAGGGTGTCGTCTGCTCACCAGGCGGTGTTGAGCGATCGTGCAGGCGAAGAACAGCCATACAATCCTCCGTACCTAAGGACAATCGGCAGGGACAGGGGAACCCAGCGCGTGGGCGTTAGACAATTGAGACGGTGGTCTCCGCGGGCCGAAACATTTCGTAGAGATCATCGAGGGAGATCTGCAAGAGATCCGCGAGTTTCTGCCAGAGGGTAATCGTCGGGGTTGAGCGGCCACATTCCCAATTCGAGACAGTTTCCACAGTCACTTTGAGTACGGTCGCGATCTGCGCCTGTGAGAGGCCGCGGCGGAGACGGGTTTCCTTGAACGTCATGGCATGCTCCTATCCGTAGTAATTCGTGGCAGAAGCGGTATGAGATTTTGGAATATAGCAGGGCATTTTAGGAGGAACAAGAGAAATTTTTAGAAGAAATTTATGGCTTTTTCTCAAGATATTTCTTGGAGTTACGGCTAAAATTTCAAATAGATTCGTATTGATTTTCTAGTATTTTTCTATAGAGCTTCGTGGGTTTTCTGGATGGTTGGAACAGTGTGGCGTCTGTAATCAACGATGTGGAGAATCAGCGTTTAGGGCAGGCGATTCGGGCCTTTCGACTCCAGCAGGGCTTACAACAACAGGAATTCGCGGCGCGCTGTGGTCTGTCCCAGTCGCGACTGTCGAAATTGGAATTGGGGCAGTATTGGATTCGTGGGGTGGATCTGCAGCGCATCGCCGAGCGTTTTGCCGTGTCGGTCGATGCGATCCTGGCGTTGACTGCTCCCGACCCAACGCTCCAGACGTGGCTGACAGTCGGGGCGCGGCTCCCACCCCATCTGCGGCGCTATGTGCTTGACTTCGTGATGGACACCTCCCAACGTGAAGAGCACTGGCGGGCCGGGTGGCCTGGGTCCCTGGATCTCGCTGACTCTGGGCCGGCGCGCAGCGATTAAGCTCCCAGCGTCCAGGCGAGGAGGAGTGGCGCGGTGTCTCTGGTTCCAACATATCGAGATATGTTGGAAGGAAAAACACTCTCGGACACCACCAGCGGCTGCCGTTTATTGGGCGCTAGTTCCAGTCGGTAGGCGCCCTCCGGCGTGTAGTACACCGTCGCCCCCATCATGTCCAGAATCCGTTGCTGCTGGGGCAGCGTCGTGGCCTCATCCAGCAGTTCGTTGACCGTGGCGAGCACCTGACGCAACGTCGCGTGGTCCGTCGCTGCCCCCGCCATGGCCTCTTCCTGGGCGCGCAGCGCGAGCAGTTGCGTCTGGTACAGTGCGGCTTCCTGGTCGAGCGCTTTTTTCTTGGTTCGATAGAGCGCCTTGGGCATGGGCTCCTCGTCATCCTCCGGGTTGATATAGAGGTCCACCAACCGCGCCAGGGCGCGCTGCGTTTTGGCCAGGTCGACTTCCAGCGTGGCGCGGTCCTGAGCGATCTGTACCGGTCCCACCGTGGTGCGGTAGCTGGTGAGGACCTCCTGCAGTTTCTCCGGGTGGCGCGCCAGGTCACAGATCCCCGCCCAAATGTGCGGCTCGATGGCGTCGGCATGCAGCATGCGACAGGTGCGCGTGTGCAGCCCGTCGGGACTTTTCTGGCAGCGATAGGTCCGGCGGCCATGCGACACCAGGCCACGCATGACCAGGCGACAACGGTCACAGCGCAGCCGCTGCCCGCTCAAGAGATAGTCATGCTTGCGCTGGCGGACACTCTGAAGCGCGTTCGCCGCGAGTTGCTGCGCGGCCGCGTCGAACAGGTCGCGGGGCACGAGTGGGGGGATGGTAATAGCCGTCCAGGTCTCCGGCTCGGTCGGGCGGTGGAGCGTTTTTTTCGGGCGCGTGGGGTTGGGGACGCTCAACGTTTTGCCGTAGTGCTGCGTGCCAAGGTAGTCCGCGTTCGTGAGAATATGGTACACGGCGGAGGGCCGCCACAGGGGAGAGGCGGTACGGTGATTCTTGATGCCACGCCGCTGCTGGGGCGTGGGCACCTGTTCGCGGTTCAACCGGGCACATATCTGGTGGAGGATCAGGTGCTCCTGGGTGCACCACTGGTAGATTTGGAGCACCAGGGCGGCTTCCTCCAGGTCGATGTCGTAGTAGCCGGTTTTTTTGCCCGTCGAGACAAAGTGGTAGCCCAGGGGGGGGCGTCCCCAGGGGATACCCGCTTCGGCTCTGCCGCGCCTGCCGCGTGCGGTGCGCTCCAGGATTTCCTCTCGCTCAAACTGCGCCACGGCGCCCAGCAGGTGCATGAGGAGGGTATTCTGCGGGTTCGGCTCCTGGGGTGGATTCACCGTGTCGAGGACCTGCACGCCAAACTGCGCAAATTCTTTCATCATCATGAGCTGATAGGCAAAATCGCGCATGAAGCGATCGATTTTATAGACAATGACGAGCTTGATCGCCTGCTGGTGCACCAGGTCGCGCAGGTCTTGCATGCCGCGGCGGTCGAGACTCTTTCCCGTCTCGTCGTCGATAAAAATGTGCTCGTCTTTGACCGGAAATTGGTACGCCTTGGCGTAGGCCAGACAGGCGGGCAGTTGGGTATCGAGCGAATAGCCTTGCTCTTTCTGCTTGGGGGTCGAGACGCGGAGATAGATGGCGGCAGGCATACCGGGAACAGGGTGCATGAGGGGCGTTGCGTGTGGCATCGGGTATACTTCCTTCTACACCATGTGGTGCCCTATGGTGGTCGTTGTTTCAGGCGTCACCCGGGCTGCAACCCGGGTGATGCCTCGTGCGTTTATTCTCCTTCGTCCTCTTCTGCTACCTCGCACAGCACAAGAAAACGGGGATCAATCTCTTCGATCTCGGTTTGGAGGTGCTGACGCATCTGCTGGGCATACTGGCGGGCAATATCCCCGATGGTTGTATGTTGTTCGGCCAATGCCAACGCATCAATCAACAAAATGGTATCGAATATTGAGAGAGTGATGATCGACGGTTTGACCTCATGTTCTTGAAGCAAATCGAAGAGATCCCTCGGGGGAGAGCGGAGAAATTGTTGGCGTGTCTTCACAAGACGAATGGTGAGGAAACGGGGATCAAGCATCTTCAAATTGTGCCGCAGTTGACGCCGAATCCCCCTCACAAACGTGCGATTGATGTCATTCAAGAAGGGCGAAAGCAACGCTTTCCCTAATACATAGCGGAGAAAGATTCCATCAGGAATCGTGAGAGAGATCTGGATTTGCATGCGTTCATGCGTGACAAAGAGTTCGAGTATCTCCTCTCTGCCGATTTCTTCCGTCTCGTCTTCGTCGTTTTCATCATCCCAGGGAGAGGACATCATTGTGTGCTCCTTCTGGCGGACGCCTCCCGCGCCCGCGTTTCGTCTATTACTCCTGAAACCATGCCAAAGCCGCCCACACGGGCGCGGCCCTGGTGCGGGTGCTGCGGGGGGAGGGCTAGCGGCGTTCCTGCCGCAGCCGTTCCAGTTCCTGCACACTGGGGACGGCCTCGAGCACCGCCACCACGGCGCACCGCGTGGCGCGCTCCCAGGTATCGGGGTGCACCGTCCAGTCGGCCAGGGCCAGGAGCTGCCGCTGACAGGCGCGCGCGTCGCGCCGGCGGGCAAAGCCGACATCCTCGAGGGGCTGCCCCTGCCAGGCCAGGCGCCAGGGGTTGCGGCTGTGTGTGGTGCGGATCACGTCGAGCATGGGGCGTCTCCTACAGGGGGTAATAGCCCTCGCGGCATACCTCGTCGAGCGTCCAGGGACACGTCTCGGGCAACTGTTCGTCTTCGGCCATCTCCAACCGTTGCAGTACCTCCAGGCGGGCATCGTCATAGGCATCGGTCAGCAGGGTGGGAAAGACGGGCCGGAGGCTGGGCGTCCGGTGCAGCCTTCTCGCGATGCGGCGCCGTTGTTCCGCACAGGTCTGGATCCACAGCCGCTGGTTCTCGCGGCGGATATGCGGCTCGGCATACGCCAGTTTCACCAGGTGTTCGAGGAGCTGGCGGAGGCGGTTTTCCAGTTCACTGACATAGCGCTCCTTCACGGCCTCAAGCTCCTCAATGACTCTGGTGATGTCCAGGGCCTCCCACTGCTGTAGGCGCAAGGCGTCTACCTGGGCATCGCACCAGGCGGCAATATCGGTGTCGTATAAGGTCTCGTCCATGTCGCGTCCTTCTGGGGGCACGCGGCCCCCACATTAGTCGTTGGGGGCGCTTTCGATGAGCTTGCGCCACTCGGTGATCTTGTATTCCAAGGCGCCCCAGGCATAACACCGTATCCTGGTGGTGTGCTCATCGAGGCCATAGAGCTCAATCATGCCATAGTACGGCCCATTGCCGATGGCGATATCTGCCGTACGCTCGTGCTCCCAGAACATCAGATACGAGGCACTGGTGAAATTGAGGTAATACTTTTTGGCGTGCTCGTCCCAATAGCGCGCCAGGCGGAGATAGTTGGCCGGCTTGTGCGACTCCGACACCAACCGGCTGCGCATCTCGACCTTGGTCTTCACCGGCACCGTGGTGCAGGCGGTGAGGCCGACAGCCACCAGCACGGTGATGAGTAGACGGATCATGGACGGCATAGCGGTGTCCCTTCTGTGTGGGGCGGTGCGGTGGCCTTGGCGCGTTTCCTCGGACGCGCCTTCCGGATCAAGACCGCGATTTCGATTCCCAGGCTCAGATCCGCAGTGGGTGGCACGAAGACGCGATGCGGGCGCACATCAAGTTCCGCGTCGGCATAGCGCGTGGCCAGGCTATCCGGGAGATACCCAATCTGGCGCGTTACATGCTGTCCGTCGAGGGTCCCCGAGGCCACGACTTTCCGGGCAAGGGGACTGACCGGGTTGTCGGGCTCCGCTTCGAGTGCCAGGCGGAAATCGGCGGTGGGGGCGAGGAGGAGGAAATCACGCGCTCGGCTCTCAAAGGAGGTGCCGGCCACTTTGACCGGACTCTCCGGAGTCTGGACCCAGGAGCCCGGCCACTCGCTCTGATATTTCACCCAGGCCGTATTGTTCCACGATCGGCGTTGAAACCACGTATTGACGGGGACCTGCTCGCCAGGGTCATAGAGTTGACACGGAAACTGGGTGGGTGGGCCGCCTGAACGCGGGAGTGGTGCAAACGTTACGGTCACGTGGGGTACGGCTGAGGGCGTGCGCCCGGTGCCAAAGAGCCAATCAAGTACGCGCATCGTGGGTTCTCCTTTGCTGTTCGGCAGCGGGTGCCGTGGGATGGTGGTGCGTTAAATACTGTTCAATCAACCGCGTCATCTGCTGACTGGCCGTGATGCCCTCATCAATGCACACCTTGCGAAAGGTGCGCCACAGGGTCTCATCCAGGTAAATGGTCGCTTTCTGCATGACACCTCCTTGTCGTAAGAGACCATGTACTGTCCTACTGTTATACAGTCTACAATCTCTTTCGGCAGAATGCCTCGCAAACTTGACAACTTCCCCCTCAGCATTCTTTAATAGCTGCATTCTCTGCTGCTTCTGGTATCCATTGACCATTCGGGAGTCCCCTATGCCCTGGCGTCCGGCGAGTCATCAGTCCCTGTCGCGGTCTCCCCGTGTGCGGCAGCCGGCCGATGCGCAGTACCATGCGGCCCGGCGGGCTGCCCATGGCCCTGATCCGCGCTCCACGGCGCGCTGGCAACGGCTGCGACGCGCCATGCTGCAGCGCTTTCCGTGGTGTATGGACCCCTACGACATCCATGCCCGCTTCGGTGGCCCGGTAGCGGCTACCGAGGTTGATCACCGCATCGGCGTGCGCGTGATGCCCGATCTCGCTTTCGAGCCGAGCAACCTGCAGACGCTGTGTCGGTCGTGTCATGCACGCAAGAGCGGTGCCGAGCGGCGGGCGCGGGCGCCGTCAACGCCGTGACGGGGGCGCGAGACCAGGGGGGGTGAAAAACCGCCGACCGGGGCCGCTAGAACGGCACGCGCAGCCGTGCGTCTTTTTTCAAGGATTTTGGAGGTTTCCATGGGACAACGTGGCCCGAAACCGACGCCAACGAAGGTGCTTGCGCTCCGTGGCTCCTGGCTGGCGAAGACCCGCCCGTCCGAACCGCAGCCCGCGCCGGCGCTGCCCTCCTGTCCCACATGGCTCGATCCGAAGAGTGCCCATCTCTTTCGTACTCTCGCCAAGCAACTGGCTGACCTGGGGATCGTCGCGCAGATCGACCGTGGAACCCTGGCGCGCTATTGTCGTCTCACCACCCGCTGGCGCGAGATGGAAGCGTTCATTCAGGAACATGGCACCACGTGTGAACTCTACGGGATGGACAAAGAGGGGCAGACCTTTCTGGCGCAACTCAAGCTCTATCCGCAAGTCCGCGTGGCGCAGGCTCTCGCGGCGGAGCTGTTACGGATTGAAAATCATTTTGGCTTGACGCCCAGCGCGCGGACCGCGTTGCAGGTGGAAAAGGCCCCGCATGAAGGCCACGACCCGAAGGCGAAATTCTTCCGCCAAGCCTAAGGCACGCCTCACCAAAGCGTGGCGCCAGCGTCTCGGAATGATTCCGGGGTATGACCCAGAAGCCACTGCTGGCGATGCCTGGTTTGACCCGGAGATCGCCGAGAAGTTCCTGGAGTTCTTCCCGGCCTGTCTGCGGCATATCGAGGGCGCCGTGGCCGGACAGCCCTTCATCCTGGAGCCCTGGCAGCAGGCGATTGTGGCCAATGTGTTTGGCTGGCAACGCCTCGATGAGCGGGGGCGGCAGGTGCGGCGCTACCGGGAATTGTTCTTTTATGCGCCCAGGAAACAGGGGAAAAGTCCCCTCTGCGCGGCCATTGGTCTGGCGGTGTTGTTTTGCGATGACGAGGTGGGGCAGCAGAACTACATCGCCGCTGGGGACCGTGAGCAGGCCGGGAAGCTCTTCCGGTACGCCAAAGGCATGGTCGAGCGTGATCCCGATCTCACTCGTCGCTGTCGCATCTATGGCGGCAATGCCACCGCCGGGCAGTCGCGCTCGATTGTCATTGAGCAGGAAGCGTCGTTTCTGCGCATCATTGCCACCGATGCCGAGACGGCGCACGGTGATACCACGCACCTGGCGATTATCGACGAGCTGCACGTGCAACAGAGTCGCAACTTCTTTGATACGGTACGCACGTCGTTTGCCTCGCTGAACCGCCGCCAGCCGCTGTTTGTCCAACTGACCACGGCCGACTATGATCGCCCGAGTATCTGTAACGAGCAGTATCAGCTGGCCTGCCGCATCCGCGATGGGCAGATCCAGCGCCCCGACTTTTTGCCGGTCATTTATGAAGCGCCACGGACCTGGGAGGGCGAGGACCTGGACTATACCGACCCGGCCGTGTACCAGAACGAACAGATCTGGGAAATCGCCAACCCGAACCTGGACGTGAGCGTCTCGCGGGCGTATCTGCGCAGCGAGTTTCAGCGGGCGCAGGAGACGACGGGCTACTTGCCGACGGTGCTCAGGCTACACCTCAATGTGCGGACGCAGCAGGTGTCGATGTGGCTGGACTTGCAGAAATGGGACGCCAGCGCCGGCGCGGTCGATGCGGAGGGATTGCGCGGGCGCGAGTGCTGGGCGGGACTGGATCTCGGGGCGACAAGTGATTTGACCAGTCTGTGTTTGCTCTTCAGTGAAGACGATGGTACCTACAAAGCCCTGTGGTACAACTGGGTGCCGGAGGAGACGGCGAAGAAGCGGGCGCGCCATGGCGATCCGGTGTACCTGGAGGCCCTCGAACGCGGCGAGCTGGAGACCACCGAGGGTGATGAGACGGACTATGCGGTGATCCGCTCCCGTATCCAGGATCTGGCCGAGGTGTACATGATTAAGGAGATTGCCGTCGACCGGCTGTTCCAGGGCGTAGAATTCTGCCAGAACCTGCTCAAGGATGGTTATGCTGTTGTGCCCTATGGCCAGGGGTACTTATCCATGGCTGCCCCTGTCCAAGAGATCGAACGACTCATTAACCGAGGCACCCTGCACCATGGCGGGAATCGTTTGGTACGGTGGTGCGCTGGCAACTGTGTGGTGCGCCGTGATCCAGCGGGCAACATGAAGATTGACAAAGAGAAGAGCAGTGACAAGGTTGATCCTTTGGTCGCGCTGGCGATGAGTCTTGGGAGAGTGATGGTACGGCCAGAGGCGAAGGGCAGTGTGTATGACGAGCGTGGGCTGGTCAGTGTGTAGGGAGGGGGAGGTATGGAACCAGCACAAGACCGCGACGGCATGGCTACGGAACTCCTGAAGGGGATTCTGTCGTTTATGTTCATGATGTTAGTCGGCTGGATTGCGTTCTTGATTGGGCGGGCATCCCCCAGAGAGAAGTAGGGGAGGATCGCGATGAGCGAGCAACCACAGCATGCTCCCCAGCGGCATCCTCCTCCTGCGCCTGACGCGGTGAGTACATGAGCAGCGTGGCCTCTTCGTCCGCCGTTCCCCGCCGTTATGGCGTCTTCCGCCTTGCGGGGATGTTGTACCGCACCCTGGAAGACTTGCGCACGGTGCAGCAGATCCTGGCGTCGGTCGTCGTGGTGCGGTGTGAATATCTGCATGCCGAAGAGGTATTTGCCTACCATGCCTGGTGTGCGGAGTGGGCGGAGGTCCCCCAGGGGCATCGCCTCCCGGAGTATGAAGCGGTGTTCGATGGTTCCTTGAACACGGTCACCTGGAGGCCCGTACTATGAGCGAGAGCGGCCTGACCAATCCGGATCCCTGGTTGCAGCAGTGGGCCGACGCCCAACGCCCAACGCCTCCCCCCGTGTCGCCCCGCATTCAGCACATGATTCAAGTGGTACTTGAACATCAACGCGAGATCTGTCATTATGCCACTGGCACCCTTGAATTACACTTCCATGATGCCTCGGTGAAGGCCAAGATTACCCTTCACTTGCCGTCCTAGAGTCCCCCCGGCACACCTATCCGACCGGGCCGTGTGTCCTCCACGCTGAGGACGTATTGGCCCATGCGCTGGTTTCCCTGGCTCCGTCCCAAAGCTGCTGCCCCGACGCTGACTGCCGCGAACGGCATGAGCGGCCTGCAATCGCCGTCCGCCTGGCTGCTGTCGTGGGCGGGAGGGCTGACCACCCGCGCCGGGATGGCCGTGGGACCCGTCACCGCCATGACCCTGGCGATCTACTACGCCTGTCTGCGCAACATCTCCGAAGACGTCGGCAAGCTCCCCCTGCACACCTATCGCCGCCTGCCCCGTGGCAAAGAGCGCGCGGTCGACCATCCCGCCTATGCCCTGCTGCACGATCAGCCCAACGATGATATGACCGCCATGACCTTCCGCGAGACCCTGACGCATCACGCCCTGGCCTGGGGCAACGGCTATGCCGAGATCGTCTTTAGCCCGGGCAACGTCGTGCAGGCCCTGTGGCCGATCCATCCGAGCCGCGTGCAGGTGCGCCGCGATGAGGACGGCCGCCTCGTGTACGACGTGTACGGGGGCGAACTCACCCTGCCGGGCGGCAGCCGTGCCGGGGTACGGCGGCTGCGCCAGGACAATATATTGCACATCAAGGGCCTCGGGTCCGAAGGCTACGAAGGCTATAGTGTGCTCCGCCTGGCCGCCGAATCGCTCGGCCTCGGGCTGGCGGCGCAGACCTTTGGGGCGGCGTTTTTCGGCAATGGGGCGACTGTCGGCGCGGTGCTCGAACACCCCGCCACCTTGACCGAGGCGGCGCAAAAACGCCTGCGGGAATCCTGGCAGACGATTTATGGCGGGCCGAGCAATGCCATGAAACTGGCCGTGCTCGAAGAGGGCCTGAAGTATACCAGGCTGGGGGTGCCTCCCGAAGAGGCGCAATTCTTAGAGACGCGGCAGTTTCAGGTGGAAGAAGTGTGCCGCTGGTTTCGCATGCCCAAGTCGAAAGTACACGATCTCACCGATTCGACCTATTCCAACATGGAACAGCAGAATCTGGAATATGTCCCGGATACGCTGATGCCGTGGCTCACGCGCTGGGAACAGGAATTGAAGCGCAAACTGTTTGCCGATGAGCCGGAGTATTTTGCCGAACATGCCGTGCAAGGGCTCCTACGGGGCGATCAGGCGGCGCGCGCGACGTTTTACAAGGACCTGTTTGGGGTTGGGGCTATAAGTCCTAATGACGTGCGTGAGTTCGAAAACTTGAATTCTATTGGCCCTGCCGGCGACACGTTTTTTATCGCCTCGAATAACTACACGCCCATCAATCAAGTGGTTCATGAAGATAATACCGATGAGCAGGACGCGCCAAACGCTCCGGCGGGCTTCCCGGCCATCCCAGGCCGCAACGGCACCAATGGTCACCACCCAGAGGAGGAGGAGTAATGCCCCTCCCGACGCCCCGTGACGGCGAAGCAGAGGACGATTTCATCTCGAGATGTATGAAATCGGACACGGCCAACGACGATTTTCCCGACCAGGCGCAAAGATCAGCCGTCTGCTTTCGCCAGTGGCGCGAGGCGCATGGTGAGGCATCCGCCGATGGAACGACCGCGGCGTGCTGGTCGTCCCACCTCGGGATCTGGGCCGTGGAGCCGCTGTGGTTCCAACAAGCGGTCGCCCTCTTCCAGGCGGGGCACACGACCCTCTGGAGTGCACAACCGCTTGCCGCCGTCCGTGACCGACGTCCCTATGAGCTGCAGGAACACACCGCGCTGATTCCGCTCGCTGGCCCGCTGACCAAGGGGGATTCGAAATTCGGCGGCACCAGCACGGTGCGCACCCGGCACGCCCTGCGCCAGGCGGCCCGCGACCCCGAGGTGCACAGCATTGTGCTCCAGGTTTACTCCCCCGGCGGGCACGTCGATGGCGTGCAGGACCTTGCGGATGACGTCTGGCAGATACGCCACAGCAAGCCTGTAGTGGCCCATATTGAGGACCTGGGGGCCAGTGCGGCGTATTGGGTGGCCTCACAGGCGTCGCGCATTACCGCCAACGCCACGGCGGAAATTGGCAGTATCGGGACCATGGCCGTCCTCGAAGATAGCAGTAAACGTCTCGAACGGCTCGGCATCACCGTGCATGTCGTGGCCACGGGCCCCTACAAGGGGCTCGGCGTGGACGGCGCCCCGGTGTCGGCAGAAGCCCTGGGGTATGTGCGGGCGCGGGTCGAGGCCATCAATCAGCATTTTCTTGGCAGTATCCGCCGCAGTCGGGGCCTGTCCCAGGATGCCCTGGCGCTGGTCAGTGATGGCCGGGTGCATCACGGCGCCCCGGCGCAACGGTTAGGCTTACTCGATGCGGTCCAGAGCCTCGACGCAACGCTGGAAGACTTGCGCCGGGGGCATGTGCCGGTCACGCCGGCGCTGGCGGCCCCGCCCCGGGGCCATGCAACGGCACAGGCCAAGATGGTTTTGCGGGCACAACAGCGTCGTCACTCTGACCTGACGCACAGCAGAAGGGAGCAGACCCTATGAGCACCACGTTTGAAGTCCCGAAAAGTCAGGTCATTAAGAACCTGAACCAGTTGCGCGCCGAGAGTACCCGCCTGCAGCAGCAAGCCCAGGCCCTCATCGAGCAGGCCGACGACCAGGGCCGGCACATGACCGACGAGGAAAAGCTGGAGTTTGATGGCCTGATCGCCCAGGCCGATGCCTACGAAAAAGACTATACCGACCAGTTTGAGGCGGACCAGAAAGCCGCCCGGCGCCTGCTCCTGGAAGAACGGCGGCAGGGGATTGACCGCAGCCCCTCGGCGCTCACCACCTTCACGCAGGGCCCCATGGCGCGGCTGACGCACCTCCACGACCGGGTGCTGGACGATCCGAAGCGCGGCTTTGCGTCGATGGGCGAGTTTTTCTCGGTGGTCTATCAGGCCGCCATCCCGGGCCGCGGTCTGTTCGATGAGCGCTTGCTCAAAATGCAGGCGGCCAGTGGCATGAACCAGGGCGATCTCACCCAGGGCGGGGCGCTGGTGCCGCCGTCGTTTTCGCAACAGATTCTCGATCTGGTCAATGCGGCCCCCGAGAACTTGATGCAGTACACCCAGAATTTTACGATTGTCGGGGAATCGCTCACCATTCCGGCGGCCGGCGATTCCATTGGCCCCAGTCGCTACGGCGGCACCCAGGCGTACTGGGTGGCAGAAGGCGAACTCAAAACCCCGTCGTTTCCGCGGTTGCGCCAGATCAAATTGGAGCCTGAAGAGCTGGCCGTGGTGGTCTATGCCACCGACAAGCTGCTCCGCAATGCGCCGGCGCTCGATCAGTACATCCGGCGGTCGGCCTCTGAAGCCATCCTCTGGGCGGTCAACAATGCCATCCTGTTCGGGACGGGGACTGGTCAACCCCTCGGGGTGATGCTGAGCCCGGCGTTAATTACGGTGCCCGCCGAAGGCGCGCAATCGGAGCCGCTGGTGCTCGAAAACATCAACAACATGTACGCCCGCCTGCACCCGCGAGCCGAGCAAGGGGCGCGCTGGTTCATCAACAAAGACGTGGAACCGGCGCTGGAAACCCTCAACCTCCAGCTGGGCACCTCGGGCTTCCCGGTGTTCATCGCCAGTCCCACCGGCTGGCCGAATGTGGCCGAGGCGCCGCAACGGCGTCTGAAGGGCCTGCCGCTGCACACCGTCGAGTATTGCCAGACGCTGGGGACGGTCGGGGATATTATTCTGGCGAATCTCGGGTTTGTCGCCTTGGGGATACAAGGAGGGTTAGAGGAGGATATTTCGATCCATATTCGCTTCCTTTACGATGAGACGGCATTCCGCTTTACATTTAGGGCAGATAGTGAACCGATGCTGACAACACCACTCGCTCCATACCATGGAATCAATACTTTATCGGCTTATATCGCTTTAGCAGCAAGACCGTAGAGGGTACGAAAATTCATGTGTATATCTGGTGAGAGTAGGAGCCCCGTATGCCCAGTACCGTGACGATGACCAACGAGGAAAAGACGCGGGTCACCGTGCAGCCCATGACCGCCGCCGGCAACCCGGCCCCCGTGGACGGGGCAGCCACCTGGACCGTGACGGCCGGCACCTGCACCACCCAGCCGATTGATGCGACCAGCGCCTATGTCGTTTCGGGCGACCCGGGCGATTCTACGGTCAGCGTGCACGTCGATGCGGACCTGGGGGCGGGCGTGGTGCCCGTGGTCGACACGATCGCGGTGCATGTCACGAGTGCCACGGCGGAATCGCTGACGATTACCGTGGGCGCCCCGGAACTCAAATAGGGGAGGAGACGACTCTATGGCACTACTGAACCAGATTACCACCGTCGTGGCGTTGCTTCCCCAGGACATTACTGGCGCGGGCCAGAGCGGGCAATGGGTGTCGCTGCGGCGGTATGCGCGGGCGCAGGTGGTCATCATCCAGGGGGCCTGGGCCGGAGGAACGCCCGCCGTGGGGCTGCTCCAGGGGATTGGCGTTGCCGGGGTGAACGCCAAAGTCTTGCCCTTCACCACCCGCTACCAGCACGCCTGGAACGTCGGCACGGGCCCCGTGGCCAGCGCGGTGACCGCGAACACGTTTAACCTCCCCAATACCCCCAACCAGGTGCACCTGATCGAGGTGGAAGCCGCCAGCCTGGACGTGGACAATGGCTTTGACAGTCTGCGGCTCAGTATTGCCAATCCCGGGGCCTTCGCGGACGTTCTTGCGGCGTATTACATCCTGGGGGCCGCGCGCTACGTCGATGCCGCCCTGCCGAATGCTCTCGCAAATTAGGAGGTGTCCCATGCAGCTGATCCGTCTTGGCGACACGCAGGGATTCAATCTCGACATGCTGCTGGCCTGGGAGGTCACGGAACCCCCTCCACCTCCCGAGCCAGCCTGCGC